TAAGATCATTTAAGGCTGAAGCGCCACCCCCAGTCGCTTCTTCGAGGCTAATCTTACCCGTGCTGTTGTCGTAGGTCAACACGTAGTTGTCCTGCCCGCTACCAACAGACTGATCGGCGTCAAACTTGAAGTTACCCAACAATACGTCTCCAGTGCCGTTAGGCTCAATATCAATGTCGCCACCAGAAACGCTAACTATTTTTCCATAGACTGTTATCGTCCCATCTTCGTTAACGCTAAACTTCTCAGTGTCAGCGCTATTCGTAACAATCAGTTTTTGATCAGCCTCGTCGTTGTCCTGATCTAATTTAAATATAACGTTTCCGTCACTCAGAACTTGAAGGTCCTCAGAGGAACCATCTCCCTGAATCGTCGATATGGTCGGGCCTAAAGGGGTAAAATTAATGGAGTTGACGCTGAGTTGACTTACTGTAGTAGTGCCTAGCTGCGTTGTGCCGCTTACAGAAAGCCCAGAGTTAGCAGAAAGCGTACCGCCAGTCACAGAAAGTCCAGCAGCTGCTGCTGTTGCTCCAGTCAAAAAAGTAGTTCCACTAAGAGCCGTAGTCCCGCTAAACGTCTTGTTACCCGTTATAGTCTGAGTCCCATCAAGGGTGGTAACATTGCTGCTGTCTGATAGGTCGGATATAGTAGGCGCAACAAACGTTACAGTTCCTGAGCCGTCAGTTTGTAAGAAGGTGTTAGCAGAACCGTCAGCAGCAGGGAGCTTGTACCCCCCAGAGTCTGTGCCGATCTGAACATGCTCAAGGGCAAAAGGAGAAGAGGTAGAAGTCTTAACCTCAAACAACTTTTCAGTCGAACCCTGTATAGCTTGATAAAGAGTTGTTGTGCCCTTTCCATCAACGACAAACCTGTTCTGATTGAAACTACTGTTTTCATCAAAAACTTTAAAGACTCTGCTAGACGCATTGTCGCCTATGTTTACAACAACATCCTTACCCTTGATGAGGGCGTCACCGCTTTGAGATTGCAATGAAATGTTAGCGGCGCTGCTAGTGGCCTGGATCGATCCTCCTGTAGATTTATTGAATTTAACGGTTTGAGCCCCAATGTTAATGTTATCAGAAGACGACTGAGTTTGGAATATTGCACCACCGCTATCAGAAACCGTAATGTCTCCAGCAACCGTGAGGTCCGAATCAAGGGTTGCGTTTCCAGAAACGTCCAGGGTCCCGCTAAGGTCTATGCTGTTATCTAGGTTTATAGTGTAGTCACCACTAGACTCAGAAACGTTGATATTAGTACCCCCAGTAAGAGTTTGATCCGTTGTAGCCCCAGCTTCGATACCAGCCAGTTTGTTGCGCTCGGCACTTGTAATTCCAGGCTCAATGCTTATTACAGAGTTATCTGGAACCGAAACATTTACCTTCGGTGTTTCATTGACCGTTACCTTAATGGTGTCTGGTCCACTATTTACAACCTTGATATCAGACATTACCCAGTAATATCGTCGTTCAGCTTAAACGTACCGTATACGTATGTCTTCACTTTGTTTGCACCGTCTATGGCGTTCGATTGGTCAGTGTTCTGCAAGTCATAAACGTAAATCCCAGCGTCAAAATTCATTTCGGCAGCGGTTGCAGAAATAGTAAGCTTTGAGTTGGTGGCATCTCCGCTACTTCTTACGAAGGAAAATCCATCTAGCTTTATAGTCCCACCGTGATCCTCTCTGACCTGCATAAGCCAACCATCACTTGGAATCCCAGTACCAAAATCAAGAACCAATTGAAAAGAATCTCTTTTCCTGCAAGTAATATCAAGCCTTGCAGCTGTATCTAAGTTTACTGTAGCCATTATAGTTCTGTTTGAGCTTGGTTTTGTCTTTGTGAAATAAGCTTGCTTTGCTCTTCAGCCTGCTTTACCACTCGTTCGTCCTTCCTGTCTTCTTTTAATACTTCAAGTTTCTCTCTAAAGTTTTCGTCAGTTTCCTTGAATCCGAGAGTGGCCTGAGCTTTGATCATTTCGATCTCTCTTCTGAAGCCATGCTTCACCTGCTCTAACTGAGCCTCAAGCTGTGCCTTAAGCTGCATCTCCTGGGCTTTGAGCTGCGCCTCCATCTGCAACTCTTGCTGCCTTGCCTGAGAGGCCGCCTGAGCAGACTGCTGCTGAACCTGAGCTTGTTGCGCTGAGTTCTGTTGCGCGATTTGTTGGTTCGTAGCCATCCTCTTTTTCCTGCGAACAATCAAAAGCCTCTCTGCCTGACCTAAGTCTTTTAGTTGTCTGACGGCAATAGCGTCCTCAAGGTCAATCTCTCTTTGACCAAGGGCAACCTGAATGTTCTGCTCAAGGTATTGACGCTCCGCTTCTTCCATGTCTTTGACGACTGTAACGCCAAAGTTGTACATCGCCAGATTTCTAAACGAGCTAAGAACGCTCATGTTTTCTTTGCCCACCGCGTTCTCATAAATTTTATACAGAACAGATTCTGGGTGAATAACCTGAACGCACTTCACGATGTCTGAACAGACCTTCTTGTACAAAACCATAGAAGAATTTGTTATATCGTATATGGCGTTATTGGCCGCAGCCAAGGCTTGCTGTCTAACACCAACTAAAGAATCAGACTTAGGGGTTGAAGCATCCATTACCTCGTTGATACCTGTAGCGTCACGGATCATTCGAAGGTAGTGGTTATACAAACCGATAAGCTCGTTGATGTTTCGAATGCTGTTGCCGATCTCTCTGATGGGCGGGTTCTGAAACCCTCCTTCTGGGTTTTTACTTCTGTAGTAGAAGACACCCGTCTGCTCATAGATATCGTGCAGGTCAAGGGGCTGTAGCTCTCCTCCCCTTCCTAGCTGAACGTTCTCCAGACCCTCAATGTCAATTATGATACCATCAGGTTTGGCCTTAGCGACAGCCTGCTGAATCTTTAAGTGAGTGAGCTGAAGCTGATCCGCAAAACCAATGCAGCTGTCCACCATAGACTTTGGCATCATGTCGAGCAGATTGGTAGCGCAAACAGAGTAGGAAAGATTTGTTCTAGAAATATCGTGAATATTCCTAGGCATATTGTTTTTCTTCCCGTAGTTAAACAAGAAGTCAGTGCCAAGGATGTAGCACCCGCCATAAACCGAAGAGGTCTCCAGCTTGGTAATCTCCCTATTAAATACAGAGCTGGTTGGCGCCTTATATCTTTCTCCCTTTGCGTAAAACCCTACATTCCCATATCTGCTCTCCTTGGATTCGTAGTATTCACAATCAACCCCCATGAACTCAAAGTCCAAGATTTCAATCATGTACTCATCGTACCCAAACCTAGAAACGTTATTCACCTTATCGTAAGAGGACTGGGTAAGTTTACCAGCATCATACCCATATTTTTTTTGAGCTCTTTGAGCTATGGTTTTATACTGCTCTTCTGTAAACTGGTCTCCAGCCATTCTCTTTAGCTCCTGGATGGGAACGTGCTTGACCTGACCAGCATATACTAAGTCCCCGAAGTTTGGATCCTCTGTGAAGCTGTGTATGAAATTTGAAGGATCTACATATTCGGTCTTCAATCCGTACTGAGGATCGTTGTCTCTTTTCACTACGGCTATCCCCAGGACGGCCAGATCGTTGACGCACCTTCTCAGGATCGACTCATTAAAGTCATTCCAAGTAAGAGTAAGGTTTGTGGCTATCTGAGCAGCTATCTCAGAAGAAGCCTTCACGTTCGTCCCCATAAAGATCTCAGCCTCCTCTAGGGTGTCTGGAATAGAATCGGGGTCGCCATTGATCTCAACACCCAATCCCTCTTTTAATCCCTGTAGGGCTTTCTTGGACTTTACAGAAAACTCAACTTTCTTTTTCTCCATATCCTTTTCAGAAGAGGAGAGGGGATCAACAGCTTCTAAATTAGGGTATGGGTTGAGCGACAATATTTTGTTTACTACAATCCTTACGAATTTAGGAAGGATAGGAACTGGAGTGAAGTCCAGGTTGAGCATACTCCCATCGCCATTGTTAGGATCCAGAGAAGTAAGAAGCGACCTATAGATAGCGGTGTCTTGTGTCCCGTTGGCATACCTTCTGTTTTTCTCGAAAGTCTTTCTTCTGTTCCCGTAAGCTGAATTCTGTTGGTCTATCTTTCCCCACTGATTGTATATAGCCTTGGCGTAGTTAAGGCCATATTCCCTTCCTTGCTTTTCCTCAGAGGAAGCCAAGGGGTCAGGAAAATTAGAAGATTTTTTAGTGTTACTATACATCTGCAATGTTGGAGTTATTTTAACTCAATGCAAATATAGTAAAACTAGGAGTGCCAGACTTTTGGGGTGTATGTCCTAAAAAACTTCTTGTCGTTAAAGTCGGACTTCACCTTCTTTTGCTTTTGCTTTTGTGCTGCCAGTAAGGCTAAACCAGAGCTAATGGTCAAGTCAAACTTAGTTCTCTTGTCGATCTTATATGCAATCCAATCTTCTAGCGTTCTATTGAAAGGCATGTTCCCCATCTCTCCTGTCTCCGCTCTAATTCCTACGTGATCGTGAATATAGGCCTCGATGGATTGAGCGTGAGACTGAATTACGTCTTGAGAGTTTGAGGGGATGCCTTTAGTCCTTACGTTCCCAGATGAGTTAGGGTTACGCAAATGCTGAGGACGATCCATTAAGTAGCCGTCGTAACCTCTTGATTCAAAGTATCTTGCGATGCCGTACTTGTTGTTCTCTATAAGCAGAGGATAACCATAAAAGAATGCGCACATCAAAACATCTTCATAGAAGATGCTAGCCAGGTCTGGACGAGAAGCGTACTCCACAACAAACATATTCGGCGGCACATCCATGTTGAACTTGTTGTACATATGCAGCGCACCCTTCGAGCCCCTGCCATCTACTGTAGCATCTAGATCATAAGAGTCAACTCCGCCTACCCCGATGTGTCCGTTAGGCGGAACTCGCTTGCCGCGCTCGTCTGCCTTATTGTTTCTGAGGTGGTCAGGCGGAAGCCAAGCCACTCGGAACCTCCCGTTTGGGTCTGGGGAGAACACCACCTCTTCATCTTTTGTGCGCCACACAAAGTTCCCCTGTACAACTGGGTTAGGATAAAGGCTATCGTTGTGCTCTATTTGCTGGTAGATCTTCCCGATATTAAACAGGCTGCCGTCGATGCTGTCTCTGAATGCTTCATCTTCGGTAAACGGAAACTGCCTGATAATCTCATTGAGCTCGGAGGGATCATCTTTAAATGACTCTCTCTCGTTTTTTAAATACGACTTGCTCCCCTGGTCTATGACCTCCCCGTCTATACCTATTATATCACCACGAAACTTTATGCGGCGGGTCATGTTAGGGATATGGTTCGGAGGGTTGTCTACGACTGCGTTTCCATACTTATCAAAGAAGCCCTCTAGCGCCTCGTATGCTGGGATGAATATTCGATACAAGCCCGACCTGGTCCTGCCATTGTTGTTTCTTTCGTTAGGATCTGAGTCTTCCCAGAGGCCCTTGTATTCCTCTCCCCCTTTACCCATGGGGTTCACTGTACTGCCTAAGAGGGCCTTGCCAACTATGCGCTTACCAACTATCAAGCAGGTTCGCTCAATCCTCCACGCTTCACGTATGTCCGTGGGTTTCTCCCACTTTCCCGCCTCATCGAGATACAGCATGTGTAGCTTCTCTCCGTCATATGCGTTATTCGTGGTGTTCTTCCAGTTAATGACGGTGTTGAGCGCATCTCCCCTGTGGGAGGTCTTGTTGTTTTTCGTGATACGCTTTGAGGGTTCACGGAAGGCTAGTTCCATGCGGGGGTTAGTGGTACCGTCCTGAATGGGTTTGAAAAAGAAGGGGTAGCTCCGAAAGATAGAAACCACCTTTTTCATGAAGATGTTTTCCTGAGCATCTTTACCAGTCTTTGACTGAATGCCCAGCAGCTTCTCTTTAACCTGACTAGCCTCGTCCACAAGCACAGCAGAGCATATATTAGTGTAGCCAGAACGACGACACTTAGTATATAGCTGACCGAAACAACGGGGATCAGCTTCGCAAGCAGCCATGTGCAGAAAGATTTCTCTTTGGAAAGCGAGGTATGATGGGTATCCGATATCAATTTTAGACCATTGTAGAAACATATAGTGTCTCCCTGTAATATACGTAGGGACCCCATTATTGTAAAACCACACACCGTCGCGCCTA